TCTACTTGCCCTTTCCGCCCAGCTTGCTCTTGTTGCGAGCAGCGCTGGCCATCGCCTTGTTGCCGTACTTCTTGCGACCGATCGAGGCGGCGATGGCGCCGGCTGCGGCCTTGGATTTGCCGCTGGCCTCGATCTTCGATTGGAGCTTGTTGAATCCGAGATATGCCATGATACGGATGCTAGATAGCGAAGGCCGCGCGGTTAGACGCGGCCTTCGCTGTTCTCGCGTGGGGCAGGGAATTAGTAGCCGAACGCCAGGATGTCCAAGATCGCCCCCGAGTTGGAAGCGTTGGCGATCTCGCCCGTGGCCGTAGTCAGCTTGAGCTTCGGCACCGCCGGGTTGCTGCAGTCGAGCAGCCCCTCGGCAATCGTTCCTGTACCTGTGGGTGTGCGCACGGTGACCACACCGATGTAAACGGCGTCAGCCATCCCCAATTGCGCCGGCGTGAGGGCAATACCTCCCGCGACGTAGCTGCCGTCAATCGTGACGGATGTGAGCGAGTACCACAGATTGCCAGGGACGGCGCGAACGGCACTGGCACCGTTCGCGTCGACCTGGCGGCTTGTGAAGGACAGGGCCATAACGACCTCCTATCGGACGTCGTCGGTCAGACCCGTCAGGCGGAAGTGCGCCGTCCGGAACGTGGTACCGAGCTGGCAGTACTTGAACAGCACGGCGATGTAGCGGTCGCGACGCGGCTCCCACTTCAGGACGTGGCCGTCTTCCTCCATCCAGTCCCAGTCGCTCATCTGCGACCAGAACAGCTTGTTGAGGGCCAGGCCGTACATGTTGCCGACGGGGCACTGGTCGTCGATGAAGATGGGGTTCTCATCGAACATCAGTGCGGTAAACCCGCCGTGCAGCTTGACGGCTGCGTCGTTGTTGAACCGCTTCAGCCCGGTCAGGGTGTCGGCGTAGCGCCGGCGCACACCGCGGGTCGTGATGAGCGCGAAGTCCAGACCATTCTCGAGGTCCAGGCCGGCGTTGAAGCCGACGGTGTCCTTCGCCAGACGCATCACGGAGTCGCTGATCGGCCCGTTCACGGCGCTGACGTACGAAGCCCAGAAGCTGTACGTGGCAGGGTTGAAGCCGTGCAGGACGCCCGAGCTGTTGACGATGTTCGCCAGGCCGTTGATCTCGCGGTTCTGCGAGTTGTTCGGGACGGCGATCGTCGAGTCAATCGACGCACGCACCGGGAAGTGCGTACCAGCGGTCAGGGTGGCGACCAGGGCCGGGGTGATCGTGATGTTCAGGTTGACGCGGTCCACCGCCGTGACGGTGTGCGCGTTGGACAGCACGGTGCCCGCGGCGTTGACGAAGTCGACGATCTCGCCGAGGCCGCGGAAGTTGATCGTCGAGTCGACGTTCAGCTTCGTGGAGCCAGAGGTCAGAGCACCGCCGCCCGCGCCGGTCGCGGTCAAGGCGCACATCTTGCCCGAGCCGTCATTGAAGGCCGCGCGATTGAAGTCGAGCTTGGACGCCAGCGTGGTGTCGTCCATCTCCTGCTTGAAGGCGCTGACGAAGGCGCCCTCGTTGCTCTCCGCAGCGCGGAAAAGCTGGCCGGTGATGTTGAACAGCGCGTAGGCGTAGCGCATCGGCTCGCTGAGGTACGAGTACTGGCTCGCGCCGGGCGCGGGCAGGAACTCGTTCTCCATGCGGAACCCGACGGACTGGTTGCGCCGCACCTTCATCGGGATGCGGAACTCGTTGCCGACCATGTCGATCCCCTCAGCGGAGGGGAGGATGCCCTTGAAGTCGGTGGGGTTGGCGTAGGAATCGCCAAAGAGCAGGACCTTGCCCTGGGGCAGGATGTCTCCGATCGGCCCGATAAACATCGTTTTCATAGCGCCAGAGAAAGTTGCGGTATCGGCCATTGCCGAACACCTCCTGAGACTCGAAGTTAGGAATGACTGCTTCCGTTCCTCGTGCCTTGGCGCTCGGTGGCGCTGTACCGAAGACCGTCACTCGGTCTTGGCCCCTGCCGGGGCTGTTCCACTCGTACCTACGCTATATAGCAAAGGCCCCCCGCGCGTCCACGGGGTGCCTGTCGACTAAGAGATCGGCGGCGGGTTGCCGGTGCCCATGGACGCCTTGGCGGCGTCCTCGATGGCCTTGTGCAGCGCGTCCTGCGGGCTGATGCCCTCGGCGGCGTAGTCGGGCTGCGTCGGCACGGGGGCGCCGGCGCCTGCGCCTGAGCCGTTGCCCATAACCGGAGGCGCTCCACCAGCCGCCGCGGCAGCCTGGTTGGCCTGAGCGAGCTGCGCCGCAGCCTCCTGCTGCTGTGCAGTGGCGTTGGCCGGGTCGACGCCGTAGTCGGCCAGGACCTGGGCGACATCCGCGCGGTACATCTCGAGCGCACGGTTGAAGTCGCCGTCAGCCGCAGCGACGAAGGTGTGGTAGCGGTTCGGGTTGATGTCGGCGTTGGCCGGGTCGTTGACGATCTCGGCGACCGTGGCGTCGTACTGCTTCATCTCCTGCTCACGAGTCCACGCCGCGTACATCTCGGCGACGCGCGGATCCTCCTGAGCTGCGGCGGCCGTGGCAGCCTGAGTCTGCGGCTCCGCCGGCGACGAGGTCTGGGCCTCAGTCACCGTCGCCTGGGCGGCGGCTGTGGCCTCCGCGAGCGGGTAGCCGGCGGCGACGAGCTCGTCCCGCAGGGCATTGAACGTACCCATCGGGTCGGCGTGGATGCGCTCCCAGAGGTTCTGGGCGTCGCGAGTGCCAGCAAGCTGCTGCTCTAGCTGCGTCACGCGCGGCTGGATGCGCTCACGGATGAGCTGATCGACGGCCGCAGCCGTCTCTGGGTCTGTGAAGCGGGAGTCAATGTCCTGCTTCCAAGGTGAATCTGCCATGTGTTAGTCCTTTGCGAGAGGGATCAGTGACCTGCGAGCTGTCGCTGCGCGGCGGCGTGCGCGGTCGCGAGCTTGGCCTGAAGTTGGGCAGCGGCCTCGTGCAAGCCATTGGGTCGCTCGCCCGGGCGCGCGCCTTGTGGCGGTCCGGCAGGAGCAGCCGCAGCAGGCGGTCCAGCCTCGGGGGCCGCGGCGGCCTCCGGGCCAGGGCCTGCAGGCGGGCCGCCAGGTGCCGGTGCGCCTGCCTCGGCGGCCCCCGGCTGAGCCGGTGCCCCTCCGACGTGCTGCGCGCTACCGAGCGCCTTCACGATCCCGGCCACGAGGCCGTCCATCCGCTGCAGTCCAGCGACCGCCTGGGGCGGCGCGCCGGCATGTGCGAGTCCAGTTGCCAGTCGGCCGAGGTCAGTATGAACATCGACCGCAATCTCAAGCAGTGAGCGCTGGTCAGCGCCTGTTTCTGGTGAAGCCATACTTCGTAGGGTAGCTAGCCTTGCTGGCGCGTCTGCGTGAGCTGGTGCGAGTACCTGTTCTGGATGTCAGCGGCACCCTGCGGCGACGAACGAATCGCCTGGTAGTCGTGCGGCTCCTGCACGCCGAGCTTGCCCGGCGGCGGCTGCACCGGGCCGCCAGGGCCCGGTGCACCGCCCGGTGCGGGCGCGCCGCCCGGGGGCGTCTGGCCAGGCTCGGCGCCGGGCTGGGCCGGCTGCTGGAAGCCCGCACCCTGCGCTACAGCCGCGGCCATTTGCTGCTTCTGAAGCTGCTTGCCTAGCTGCTGGATCTCGAGCTCATCGTGAAGCTCACAGTGCATCTCGAACTTGTTCTTCGTTTCGGTGTCGAGCATCGCGTAGTCGGCCGACTTGCGGTAGTTGTTGTGCTCACGAAGGTGAATCTCATGGTTGTCCCACGAGTTCGGCACAACGGCGACGCCCGTGGCGATCGTGAAGTTCTCGTTGCGGGCGAGCTTGATGTCGAAGCTGTTGCTCGGCGACACCGAGGAGATCGGCAGGTCTAGCAGCTCGGCCATGATCTCCTTGTCCGTGATGATGCCCTGGTCCCACATGTTGAGTACCTGCTCCTGGCGCGCCGCGCGCGAGCTGGCGAGGCCGCCACCCATGGTCACGCGGATCCGCATGCCAGGGTCGAGCTTGGTGGTCATCAGTCTGTGGACCTCGGGGAAGCCCTCGCGGCTGTACGCCTGGAAGACGATCTCCTCGTCGGCAAACTGCTGGGCGAGGCGCAGCTCCTGCCAGTAGCCGATCGTGATCGCCTTGCGGATCGTGCGGATCAGCTCCTGGGCCCGGCCGTTGTCGTCCTCCTTGAGCAGCTCGATGGCCTTGGCCGAGTCGACGCGGCCCGGGACCTGGGCCTGGCTGACCTCGTGTGCGCCAGCGACGTCCATCATCTCGTTCTCGATCCACGCGCCCGAGTCGTTGGGCGGCATCATGGTCGGCATGATGAGCTTGGGCTCGAGCTGACCGCCCTGGCTGACGCCGCGCAGGATCTGCCGCGGGCTGTCGTCGGGGTCCTCCTCGAGCTCGAGCTCGAGCGGGATCCACCACTTCGGGTTGGCGAACGCCTCGCGGACCTGAATCATCTGGGCGTGGAACTTGTTCAGCTCCATCTGCGGGATGCGAAGATCCGAAACGATCGACGAGTAATGCTGGGTTCCGGGTCGCATTACACTGCCAATCTGTGTAAAGGGGAGCTGGCCGTGCTCGTACGGGAACGCCTGGGGCTCGACGAGCGTGTAGCGACCGGACCACGTCACGAACAGCCCCTCGGGGTGGCGCCTATTGGGTTTCATCCACAGCTCGTTGACCGTGGCGCCCTGCAGGACCGGCGCCATGCCCATCTCGCGCTGCAGTGCGACGCGCACGGGATCGGTCTTCTCTACGGTCTGCGGCGGAATCTCAACGCCGTAGACGTCATAGATCTGTTCGACGTCCATGAACTGGGAGTGGATGACGTAGCGGCACCGTGAAAACTGCTTGGCGTACGGGTCCGGGTAGACGTCGAGCGGTGAGCAGGCGATGATGTCGCCGCGGCCCTTGTCGTGGAGGTGCGGATCCCAGATCCACTTGAGGTACGCCTCGGTGCCGGCGAGAGCCCATAGCGTGGCAATGGCGAGCTGCTCGTTGAAGTCGGCGACAGACTCGTCAGCGAGCCAGTTCAGGTAGGCCAGCGCAGTCGCCGAGACGCTGATGTCGCCGGGGTCGTCGCTGGCCGGCAGGACGTCGACGGTCGGCTGGTTCTGCAGGACGCTCGCCTGCTCGTCCAGCACGAAGTGCTTGATCTTGTTGGCGACCGGCCGCGGGAGGTGCTTCTGGTTCGGCGGCCGGTCGATGCGGCGCACGGCCGAGAGCGAGTCGCCCCACTCGACGTACTGCTCACCGAGGAAGAAGGCGATGTTGAGCCAGCACTCCTTGTCGAATGGAAGCCGCGCGGTCTTGGCGCGGTGCAGCAGGTCCTCGTAGCGCTGGTTGGGATTCGCGCGCCCTCCCAGTATCTTGAGGCGCTTCTCCTCGCTCGGGGCGACAAGCCCCTGGTCGACCGTCGCGGCCACTAGATGTTCGGAGCGCCCTTCGCGCGCTTGGGCTTGGCGAGCTCACGACCATCAAAGGTGGCCGACTCCTCCTGCTGCGACGGCTCGGGCTGGGCCGCAGCGACAACCGATCCGCGCTCGCCAGCGCTCAGCGCTTCGCCACCGAGCAGCTCGGTCATACGGCATACGCAGTTCTGGCACACGACAACGTGAGGGCTGACGGCGCTCTCCATGTCGTTGCCGTAGGCGACGATGTAAGGCGGCTTGCAGTCGCTCTGCTTAGCTGGATCACAGACGCACCCGCCCCCGCCGTGCGTGTCGTTGGGGTTGGTGTCCGAGACGATGAACTGCTGATAGGCCATGGTTTCTCCTGTTGCAACGGGAACGCTACGAAGGATACGTAGCGTGCGCCGCGTGCTACAGGTGGCCCACAGAGCTGCTGCGGCCCCGGCGCGCGAGGCGCTTGCTGCGGAGTTGCTTGCGGATGGCCTGGTGAATCTCGCCGTTGAAGTCCTTTGGCACGTTGCGGCGATGCAGCGGCGTCATCGGCGCCTCACGGCCCGCCAGCCACTGGGCGCAGTTCACGAGGTGATCGTTCCGCTTGAGCGGCTTGTCTGGCGGCGTCTCGCCGCTCGCGCGCTGCGCCGGCGTGAGGTCCTTCCACTGGTAGTTGGAGATGGCCTCATAGGTCTTCGGGCACATCTGCCGCGAGACAACGAAGCGCCGCAGGTGGATGAGGCTGGCCAGCGAGGAGATCCTCGGGCCGTCACCGCTGGCGCCCAGGTTGAAGTAGTAGCCCTTCTTGGAGTACGCCGTG